ATTCGCGGACGAGCCCGGAAATGGAGAATTCGACGACCAGGCCGGACTTCATGAGCTTGTGGACGCGCCCGGCCTTGGGGTGGTCGAGGTCCAGCAGGCCGGTCAGCTGCAGCCCGGCGTCGGTTTCCTGCGCGGCGGTGTAGTGGCCCAGGAACATCTCCGGGTCATCGAACTTGTGCGCCCACACCACCGGGATGGGGCGGCCGCGGCCCTCCCATTCCTTGAGGGTTTCGGTGAAGGCGCCCTTCTCGACGATGTCGCCCTGGGAGTCCTCGTTCCCGAACGCGGACACCAGCGCGGTGAATTCACCCGGGGGACCACCTTCGGTGGCTTCGGCCGTGGCCGAGTAGTTTTTCGACAGCAGGATCGGGTCCATGGCCGGGCCGCCCTCTCTATTCAGGTGGTTCGGGCGCGGAATCGTCGCCCTCGTTTTGCGTTCCGCTGTCCTGCGGGGATGCCTGCCCGCCCTCGGTGACGTTCATCGGGACGATGAGCTCGTCGGTGCCCTCGATGAAGCGGAGGTTGAGCTTCGCCCGGCCCTCGGCGCGGGTCATGATCGGCCCGCCGACGAGCGTGGACAGGAGCTTCGCCTGCTCCAGGAAGGACCCGTTGATCGCCGATTCGCGGTCCATCTCGACGTACAGGTCAGCGGTCGCGTCCAGGCTGCCGAGCAGGCCGGCGTTGACCGCCTGCTGGATCTCGGTGAACACCGGACCCAGGGTGGGGCCGAAGAGCATCTGCCGGAACGCGGTGATGTTGGAGAAGTTGCCTTCCCTGGCGCCGACAAGCTCCGGCGGGATGTGGAACGCGGACGCGACCTCCGCGTCCGTGAGCTGCCTGCCCTCGATGTCCTTCGCGTCGACCGGTTTGATGCCCTCGAGCTGGTCGTAGGACATGCCGTCCTCCAACAGCGGGGAACCACCGGCCTTCGGGGTGTCCCGCCACGTCCGCCACGACTCGAGGAAACGGTCCCGCTGTTCGGGCTTCCACGCCGGGGCGTCCGCCGGGCGTTTCAGCAGCCCGGACATCTTCGGGGAGTTCTCCCACTGGGATGCCCGCCATTCGACGGAGCGCCGGGTTTCCTCGAGGATTTGCGCCAGGGTGACCAGGGGGGACACCCCGCCGCCGCCGTTCGCGGACCATCCGAAGGACATCGCCAAGGGCGCGTCCGTCAGGTCGATGTCTGCATCGTCGCCGGGGGTGCGGAGGATGATCTTGATGACCTGGCCCAGGAAATCCGAGCGGATCTCCAGCAGCCGCGGCGGAATCCGCACCAGGGTGCCGTCCAGGTTCAGCACGCAGAACAGGTCGTAGAGCATCGCGTCGACCGCGACGTCCCGCCACAGCCGGTATCCGGTCAGGAAGCGCTGCGGCCGGTTCAGCTTCCCCTCCGCCGGGGAGCCCTGGACCCGCTGCCGGTCGGTGTCGGACACCCTGCGGTAGGCGTGCCAGGGGATGGACCCGACCTGGCGGGCCGCGAACGAGACAACTTTGCGGAGCGCCGGCTGGGTCTTCCACATGGTCATCGGCTCGAATGGGTACCCGGGCGGGGAGTACAGGCCCAGCGGGATACCCTGGTCCCTGGACACCCAGGGGGTGCCCCAGGTGGTCAGGACCGGGAAGCCGCGCCCTTCGAAGGAGCCGATCTGGACGATTTCGCCGCTGGCGGCTTTGATGATCGCGCCCATCACTCACCCCCTCCGACCTGGGCGAAGAGCACGCTGCGGGCCGGGATCAGCAGGTAGCCGTCTGCGGCGATCTCCCCGTTCCGGGTCTGGGTCAGGACATCGGCGAGCTTGATGGTCCGCCACCGCCAGGAGAAACGGACGGTTCCGACGACGGTGGTCCCGTCGATGAGGGCGATCCGGACGGTGGAGCCGTGTTTGAGGCGCATACCGGGTCCCCTTTCAGGCGATGATGAGGTCGCTGCTTTCGTAGGCGGAGCGCTGCTGGGCGGTGCCGAGCGCTTCGCTGACCGCGTTGGCCAGCGCCGAAACGCCGTCGATCTTGTCCCCGGAGTTCGCCTTGTCCGGTTTGACGTTCCCGGCCGGGTCGGTCGCGACCGCCAGGTTGTCGACCATCCACCGCATCAGCGGGTTCCCGCCGTGCTGCAGCGCCGGCTCGGCCCGGGTGCCGGTGAGCACGAGCCGCTGGATTTCCTTCAAGGCCGGGTTCATCGAGACGACGCCCTGCCCGACCTTGACCATCGGCACACCCTCGGCGGTCAGGTCGTTGACGATCTGCGTCGCGTTCCACCTGTCGAAACCCACGCTTGTCACGTTGAAGCGGTCCATGTCGGCCAGGACCGCGGCCTTCACGTAGTCGTAGTCGGTGACGTTGCCCGGAGTGAGGTCCAGCCAGCCCTGGGAGACCCAGACGGACGCGGCACCGGCGGTGCGCTTGTCCAGAGCGTCGAGGTTCTCTTCCGGGGTCCAGAACCGCCAGATCGCGTCGTACCGGCCGCCCTCTTTGGGGAACAGCCAGCACAGCGCGGTCAGGTCGGAAACGGAGCCCAGGTCCAGGCCGCCGAAACAGGCCCGGCCTTCGAGCGCGGCTTCGTCCAGGTGCCCGGCGTTCCGGTCCCACGCCTTCAGGTCCAGGAAGCGGGTGGTCTGCTTCGTCCGGATCCCCAGCCGCAGCCGCAGGAAAGAGGCAAGCTCCGCCGGCGAGTTCTTCGCCTGCTCGGCCGCTTCCCGCATGGACTCCTTCGTCGGGGAAATCCCGTAACCCGGGTTCGCTTTCTTCCAGGTCGACTCCGCGAACGGGTCATCCGTTTCCAGGGCGGCGAACACCACCCCGTACCGGGACGGGTCCTTGAACACCCCGGCTTCGAGCTGTTCGACGTAGCGGCGGTTCCGGGCGTAGATGCTGTTCGGCCGCCCGTCATCGGCGGTCGTGATCTTCACGATCAGCGGCTGGGACCGGGAACCGGTGCCCGTCTCGATCGCTTCGACCAAGTCAGGGGTTTTGTGGACGTGGAGCTCGTCGATCACGGCGCCGTGGACGTTGGCGCCGTGCAGCGCTTCGGCGACGGAGGACACCACACCGAAGTACGAGTTCGACCGGGCGTGGATGATCCGGTGCTGCAACGCCCGCACATGCCCGCGCAGCGCGGGCGCGACCGTGGCGAGCTGCTTGATCGGCCCGAACACGTACCCTGCCTGACCGGCGGTCGTCGCGGCGGCGAGGACCTGCGCCCCGGCCTCCCCGTCGGCGGCGGTCAGGTAGATCGCCAGGCCGCCGCACAGCGTCGACTTCCCGTTCTTGCGGGGAAGGTCAACGTACACGTTCCGGATGATCCGCACCCAGCGACCGGCCTCGTTGCGGCGCACCCATCCGAAGACGGGGGCGATGATGTACGCGATCTGCCAAGGGTCCGGGTTCAGCGGCTGCCCGGCGAAGTCGCCCTGGGTGTGCCGCAGGTTCGAGAACGCGGCCAGGACGTGGTCGACCCTTTCGGCATCGAACGCGGCACCCTTCACCAGGCGCGGCTCCGGGGTTTTCACCAGGGGCACGCACTCGGGGAACGGGATGCCCCGGGACACCAGGTACCAGGCGACCTCCGGGCTGATCCTCAGCCGCCGCAGCACCGCCGCCGTGGGCATCCCGAAACCTTCCCCGGCCCCGCCTTTACTGGAACGGGTTGTCTTTGAGTCGGCCATCGTCGCCGTCCTCGCTGCGGAGGTTTTTCTCCGCCGCCGGCGTCAGACCGTACTCGGCGCACCAGGCGCGGAAATCCCGCGCCGCCTCCGCTTCAATCCGGATCCACCAGGCCACGCCCACACCCTGGGAGTTCTTCGACGCCAGACCGTGCTGCTGCCGCCACCGCACGGCTTCGCGCATCCTGGCGAACGTCTCACACACCGGCTCCAGGGAAGCGGCGTCCAACGGCTTAAGCAGGCCCACCGATTCCATCTGCTCGACCACGAAATCCCACAGCCAGGACGCGTCCGGGGACAGGCCCGCCGGTTTCGGCAGCGGGCCGCGCTTGAACGGGACCTCCGGCGGGACAACGCGCCCGCCCGAATCCTTGCCCGGGGCGATGCCCTGCAGCAGCTTCAGGTTCCGCGGCACAGCCTTCCGGCCACGCGCCGCCGAGGTTGCCGGCGCTGCCATCTCAGACCACCTCCGGGACCAGGAAATCGACCATGGTGCCGTCCGGGCGGGCCGGTGCCTGGCCGGTGCTCTTCTGGTAGCGGGCACAGATCACGTCCACGTAGCGCGGGTCCAGCTCAATGACCCGGGCTTTGGCGCCGTGGATGTCCGCTGCGATGAGCGTGGACCCGGAGCCGCCGAACACATCCAGGATGAGCCCGCCAGGCCGCAGCGAGTTCGAGAGCATGGCGAGGATCAGCTGCACCGGCTTCATGGTCGGGTGCTCCCGGGACGCGGCGGGCTTGTCGTAGAAGAACGCGGTCGTCGCGTTGTCGGGTCCGTACCAGCGCGGCCCGCCCCTACCCAGCCGCCCCTCCGCGCCCGGAGCGAAACCGTACAGGATCGGCTCGTGCTGGTAGTGGTAATCCGAATGGCCCATCACCATGGTGTTCTTGACCCACACCAGGTTCTGCCGGAACAGGAAACCCGCACCCCGGAACGCGCCCTCCACCGTGACCCGCTCCGTATCCGCATGCGCCACATACACCGGCGCCCCGGGCCGCAGAAACTCCCTGGCGACCGGGAAAGCATCGGCCAGGAGCGCCCCCAAACCCGCAGCGCCGTCATTCTGGATCCGCAAAGCCTCCTTGGTCTTCCCCACGTACTCGACCCCGTATGGCGGGTCCGTCCACAAGCAATCCGGACGCTCCTCCCCAAGAAGCGTCCGGTAGGCGACCGGGTCCGTCGCGTCACCGCAAATCACGCGATGCTCCCCAAGCAGCCACACGTCGCCGGGCTTCGTGATCGGCGCAGGCGCCTCGGGGACCTCATCGGCGTCGGCAGGTGCCTCCGCCGGCTCCTGCAGCCGGTACAGCGCATCAAGCGCGGCCGCATCAAAACCGGTCCCCGCGAGGTCAGGGACCGACTCGAGCAGCTCGACCAGCTCCGGGGTGTCGTAGGACGCCAGATCGGAGGTGCGGTTATCGACCAGCACGATCCGCGCCGCCGCGTCGTCATCCACATCCACGAACGTCGCGGCGATCTCCGTCCACCCCAGCTTGTCCCGGGCAGCCATCAGCGTCTGGTTCCCGGCCAGGACCTCATTCGTGCCCGCACGCACCACAATCGGCTTGTACTGGCCGTTGCGCTGCAACGAGTCGGCGATGACGTCGAGGTCGCCGCGGCGCGGATTCTTCCCGTAGTGCTTCAGCCCGGAAACCGGAACGACGAGCTTCTCCAGGGTCGGGTGTATCAGGGTGTTTCCCATGGCGATGGGTTCTCCTTGTCGCCGAGGCCTCGGCTGTTGGGCGGACAAAAAAGAGCCGCCTCCGGCGAGGGGGGTGGCTCAAATTTGAAATTCTGTGCGCGCGGC